CCAAGCACTGACAATTAGCCGACGAGAATATTTATTTTCTTTGGTAGAATTAATATCACTATTTTTTAGTGCGTCAATAACATATTGAAGTTGGTCTATTTTTTTACTACCATAATGAGGTTCACGTTTATAATAATCATTTACCCTATTATATGAATTTATAATATCAAAGTCTCTAACATTAGGGTTTCGATAATCATATTTACCATTAAAATTACGCCATTGCCATCCATAAATAGGACCTAATATATCATCTGGATAGTGAGATAATCCACGACTAGCCATAAATTCGGGCGTTGAATTATCATTCCATATATTAACATTTTGTTTTTTTAATAATGAATTATCAGTATGACCTCTAATAAACCAAAATAATTCTTTTGAACATGTTTTCCAAGCAAGACGTTTAGTTGTTAAAAAGGGGATAATATTTTTATATTTTACAGTTCCGTCGTCATTCCTTTCTTTTGAAGATAGAGAGAAACGCATATGCGAACCAAATTGTGAAATAACATTTCCATTACGTCCTTTAATTAAATCTCCATCTGTTAGAATATTATTAATTAGATTTAAATATTGATATTCATCGTGGTAAAAAATACCTTTTTTAAATTTTGAAAATCGCACTAGCATATTATATTATTTATAGTGGTCAAATCTTTAAATATATATTGAAATATTTTAATTTCACTAATTACTAATAGGGCTAATAAACGCATAGTTTTTCATACACTGTGCGTATGCGTTAATATGTGTTTCTGTTTAAGATACAGAGAGAAAATAGAATATTCTAGGCGCGTTAAATCAATTATAACAAATAATCCATTTATGTTATCTGCGTTTCTTAGCCCTAAATATACCCCTTTTATTAATAGTTAAATTTAAAATTACTATAAATCATTCTTATCAAAAATATATTTTTAATTTGTTTTTGTCGTAAATAAGTTGTTTTCAAAGTTAAAACTATTATAAATCATATTATATTGTATTATAATATGATATGATATTTTTATAGTGTTTTTATTTGGTTATTCTAATTAATGTTTAATTATTCTATATAATTATTAGTTACACTAATTACTATAAGCTAACCCGCCCATACCACTCATTACACGCAGAACATTGTAGTTAGTGGCATATACACGCACCTTAGAGGTAGAGTTACCACCGACGGATGCGTTAGAGAGAACAGTTTGCAGGGTTGCGTTATCGATACGGGAGAAATTGCAAGTGCCAGATGGTTGATGTTCTTCAGGGCGAAGACCGAAAGAATATACATTAATACCACTGTCTGGAGCACGTGTGTGATGTTGGAATGGTTGAACTTGGTCGAAATAAGTTCCTTCGCGTTCACTGAAGCGGTCTTGTCCATTGAGTTGAAGTTTAGCAGTGAGCACTGGATTTTGACCCCAACAATGCATGTTAAGAGCGGTCTCAGCGAGGACGAAAGCACCAGCATCGGATACTCCTGCTGCTTGTGTTACACTCATATTTGGGTCAGGATAACCCCATTGTCCAGTTGAACTTACATCTACGGCACCTGCGTTTTGGAACAATCCAGAGATATCAATTACAGCATTGACACCTTTAGCACCTAAAGAACTGTTGTAAGCATGGAGTGCGTTTGGCAATGCATCAATAGCATCAGTGTAATTGAATGGCTGAGCGCCAAATACACGCGCCAATACGTTATTATCCTCGAACGAAGCGCAATAATCTACATTTGCGTCTGCTTGGACTACCCATACAAGTTCTTTGCAAGGATGGTTGAAGTTCAATTTGATCTTGTTGCTTGAACTACCAACTGATTCATCACCAGTGAATTGGAGTTGTTCAATCAGGTACTCGTGTGGGTTTTGTGCCATACGACGACGTTCATCAGTATCCAAGAAAATGTAATCTACGTATAGAGAAGCAGCCACAAGGGATTTATTGTAAGCACCAGTGGTTGATTTAGCAATAGTATCAAGACTAGATACAGCCCATAAGCATTCATCAAGAGGACGTAATTCAATGTTAATCTTAACTTCGTGGTATTGAAGTGCGATAAGTGGAAGTGCTAAACCTGGGTTACGGCAGAACCAGAATTGCAGAGGTACATACAGGGTGGTCTCTGGAAGGGCGTTACGTGGGGCACATACTTGACGTGGTGCGGTAGATTCACAAGGACCATCAACATCAGCGAAACTTGGGTCAGTGATGTAAGTCAATTGTGTGGTTTGCCCAATCATCTTATGGTAACCTGCTTCTTGTTCAGAAGTCATGGTTAATTGATTCCAGATATGCATCCAGTCACCATATTGACGGTCGATACGTTGTCCGCCAATCTCGATCTCAACCATGCTGATTAATTGTTCACCAGGGTAATCTAACCAACGTGCATAACTAGCATCGGTAGTTCTGATTTCTGGCAAAGTCACCTGGAAATAAGTGCGGTATGCTAAATCACCGTTACGGCTGATTGTGCATTGAACACGACGACCGAAATCGGCTTGACCGTTAAAGGTTTGTTCGATGGACTCCATAGAGAAGTTAGTGTGTCGGCGGTATGTTACTTTCCAGAAAGTGATTTGTGGATTACCAGTTAAATAGATGTCTTGCGCGCCATAAGCTACGAGTTGCATTAAACCTCCTCCCATTTTATAATATTCCTAAATATTATAAAATTAAATAATGAACGTTTAATTTAATTTAATTCCTTAGACCAAGGAAAAAATATTCTTTTTAAATTAATATTTTCTTTGATAAATGTAGTAAATTTTTCGTATAATAATATCAAAAATATAATTTATATATTTTCATACTGAAACTTATATTAATATTATTATTAATTAGGGATAAGAAACGCACGATTTTTCATACTCCGTGCGTATGCGTTGATATGCGTTTCTGTTTAAGATACTAAGATACAGTGAGAAAATAGAATATTCTGGATGGCGTAATTAAATTATCATAAATAATCCATTTACGCTATCTGAGTTTCTTAATCCTATTAATAATACATCTTTAATATATTATTTATCTGCTAGCGATGAGAACATTTTTTTTACATTAATATTTTCTTTGATAAATGTAGTAATATAATCATTGCTAAAATATTCCCTATTATTATTATGTGATTTTTTGAATGAATATAGGTCATTATTGTTCTTTTTTATGCTCCAACCATTTTCTAAAGCATTATAAATAAAAATCATACGTTGAATTGTTTGTATATCCATGTTCTTAATTGTATTTCTAATATCATGTAGTTGTTCTATATCAGTCATATATATATATATAATCTAACTTATAATATCAAAAAAATATACAAGGATAAACGGATTTTATACTAAATCATACTTTTAAAATGGGTTAACTGTATTAAAATAAACTATTAAAGATATTTAATATTAAAAAATTAATTGATATTATATTAAAATACTTTTAGATAGTTTAATTATTAATCATGTCATTTAAACCAAAAACCAGTAAAAAAATTAATGTAGCGAATAAATCAATAATGACACTTGATTATAAACATAATGAAATAATTAATACTATATCTAAATTAGAGAAACAAATACCTAAACTAAAAAAAGAGAAGAGAGAACTAGAGAGAAATATAGAAATGATAGACAATATAGATAAGAAATTAGAAGCGCAAGATAGAATAAATGAATTGAAAATAACTATCAATGAATATAAGAGTAAGAAGAAACATTATTATTTGGATAATTCAAAATATATATTTAATTATTTTGAAGATAAGAAAGATATAGTAAATGATAACAATAAGAAAAAAATAGTGGATAATTTTTTCTTTAAGAATAATGAAAATGATAGAGAATGTAGATATAAGTCGGTTTCTAAAAATTATACCAAACAATACCTTATGAATTTAGAGGATGAATATATTGATATACATGATTTTATGGTAAACCATGATAAATGTAAATCGTGTAATGGTGAATTAGTATTAGTAGAACAAGATGGTATGATGATATGCAACCAATGTTTTTGTCAATTTCAGTATATTAATGATAATGAGAAACCATCATATAAAGAACCACCTAAAGAGGTATCTGTATATGCATACAAAAGGATAAATCATTTTAGAGAAATACTCGCACAATTCCAAGCCAAGGAAAGCACAAAAATAGATGATGAAGTAATGGATAATATAAAAAATCAGATTAAAAAAGAGAGGATAAACCTGGAACAATTAACAAATTTAAAAACAAAACAAATATTAAAAAATTTGGGATATAATAAATATTATGAGCATATACCATTTATTAAAGAAAAATTAGGAATAAAACCTCCAAATATGCCAATTGAATTAGAGAATAAATTATGCACACTATTTATGGAAATACAAAAACCATATGCCAAATTTTGTCCCAATGATAGGGTGAATTTTTTGAGTTATCATTTTGTCCCATATAAATTATGTGAATTATTGGGTGAAGATAAGTATATCCCTTATTTTTATATGCTAAAAGATCCGATTAAGAGGATGGAACAAGACAATATTTGGAAAAAGATATGCAATGAATTAAATTGGGAATATATTCCAACAATCTAAATATTTTAGATATCCCTAATGCACCCTGATGCATCAAACCCTGTTCTACCCTTTATTATTTCATTCTTATACCCCATTTGGTTAGATATATGATATATCCCTGCTTCTTCATCATAAAAATCATAACTATAATGTGTATGACCAGCAACGAAATAGTAACAATAATTATCTATATCAGGGTTCTTAAACTCAATATTTGTAGCAAATACTTCCTTGTATATCTCATTTTTATATTTTGGATGAGAAGTTCCTTCTATTGTAGTTGGATAATGTGTTATTATGACATATTTTTTTAAATTATCCTGTGTATTATTAAGGTTTAATGTTTCTAAAGTGTCTAATAACCATTTTTTATCGGTATAATGGAAATCATTATATATATCTTTTGTTATAGATACTTTCCAATTGTCACCATTTACACTCTTAATCATCTTGAGACAATTAGTATAATCCCGTGAAATATCTTTTGAATATATACTCCATAAAGTGCATCCAATAAAATAAACTCCTTCGTATAATTCCACATCTCTATCAAGCAATGTAATATTATTATAGTTTCTAAAAAATGATTTATATGAAGTATTTAATTTATCATATGTTTTTTTAGAGTGATAATATTCATGGTTCCCTAAAACATAAAATATTTTTACCCATTTATCGCTAACATAATCAAAAAAAGTTTTAAAACATGTTATATTAATTCTACCTATATCACCCGCTAATATTAATACATCAGCTTTCTTGTCTATCTTTGGAAATGTTTTGTAAAACTCAAGATGAATATCAGAATAAATCTGTATTTTCATGTTATTTAAAATGTTGTAATTATAATGCTAAATAGAT